GGCCAAGTCAGGCGGCGGCTCTAAAAACTGCTGCTTCCGCCACATGAGCCCAAAGGCCCGATCAATCAACGGTCGCAGGAACTGGTCTTGAATGTTGCCGATGGTCGGGCCAAGCTCACGATGCGTCAGGTCCAATTGCTTAATGATCTCCGTCGCCGTCATATAGTTCTTGTCCGGCAGCGAGACGAGATCCCGATGGAACACGCCGCGAATGGCTTGCCGCAGTTCGTCGGCCTTGACCATTTCGCTCTTAAGGTCTTGTCCTAACTGGATCGGCTTAATCTCCCGATCATCGAGCATCACGTTTTCAGAGGCCGGAGTCAGGCGGGTCTTGCCGCCTCGCACCCCATCGTGAGGGACCATGAGCGGGGGACGGACCTGGAGTGCGAGGGCTTGCAAGCCCAATTCTTTGACCTTGTTCAGTGAGCGAATATCCGGCAGGGCAATGTGTCCAGGTCCGCGTCCGAACACGTCGCCTTCTTCCACTTCCCAGCGCGGGACAAACATCGGCAATTCGTGGTAGCCACTTTCCTTGACGAGCGTCTTGTCGCGCAGCGTGAAGTAGTACGACCCGAAGGGCATCTTCTTATTCGTGATGCCGCTCGTCCCGCGTGGCTTCACCAGGTGAATAAACTGGAATCGCTCATGCGGCTTATCGCGGTAGGCTTCCTTGATGTAGTCCGGCAAGGCGTCCAGCCCGAACTTGCCCGCTGCGGCCTTGGCGGACAGATCGAACGACCGGCCCACCGTATCAATGATGCCTTCGTGGTTCTCGCCGCAGACAAATTGCCCGACCGGCACCACGATAAACCGAAACCCGCCGAAGCCACGGGCCAGGCTGTCGCGTTCCTCTAAGAACGTGCAGGCGTTCCCCATGGCGGTCAGCGAGGCGTAGACTTGGGGGGCCGCAGCGTTAAAGTTGCTCTGCTGCAAGGCCCCGTACATTCTCGTTGCAGTGTCGTCCAGCCACATGGAGACTTCACGGTTCCGCATCAGTTCTTCGTCTCGCGTCACCAAATTGAACCAGCGCGTAGACGACGAGGTAAGCGCCCCGTTCAAAAAGTTCGCCAGCTTGCGGTTCGCATCCGGCGCAGTCGGGTCGTAGAGCCGTTCCGTCTGCTTCGCGCCTGGCACTTGGAAATCCCGTATGCGCTTGGCGTTCGGGCGGATGAACTCCACCAGATCGCGCCAGGCCGGTTCCCACTGTCGCCGCTGGCTCAGCAGTTGTTCGTACTCCATGCAGAGGTCTTGGACGTTCACAGCCATCCGCTTAGCTCCCGAAGAGTTGCTTGACATCCGTTGGGGCTTGGCTCAACACGCCTTGCGCACTGGTCAAGATCGTGCCGGTCTTTTTCTTCCTGGCCTTGGCGCTCTGCTCTGCGGCGACGAGTCGCGCCTTGGTGTCCGCCTCATCCACGCCGGGAGGCGTCGGCGCCGCCGTCTCAGGCTTGGGAATGTCCGGCACTTCGAGACTTTTCTGTACGTCCCCAAAGGGCGTCATCTTGTCGCCGGTAATGCCCTGCGTAATTAGACCGATGGGACTCATGTTCAGTAAGGCATCCGCTGGCTTCGCCATTACGACAACCCCCTTGTCACGCGAGGCAACATCTTCTCAGCCTTCACTCGAAACGCTTGCATGATCTCGTCCTTTCGAGTCTGCCAATCGTGGCCGTCGTACAGGTCAGAAACGGAATGCCCCCCGCGCTGCGCGTAGAGTTGCCATGCCATCAGATCAATCCTGAACATCACAGTGACATCGACCGGCACATACGCAGGGCGCGTGACTGGCACAACGGAGACTGAATCGACTGGCGCACCCCACGCCCCAACCGATGGGACAGAAGCCGCCGCCGCAATAACAGGGACGCTCAAGAGTGCCTTCAAGAAACCGCGCCGATTCATCCCCATTACGCCCCCACTTCATACGGGTTGAACTCATGTTCCGCTTCGGTCACACCCTCGCTGTACGGGTCGAAGTCCGCCACGGCTTTGATGCTGCCCGTGTACGCCGGTTCATCCCGCGTGGACAGCGCGTAATAGCGCAGCATGTCCATCGGATGGGAGCAGTTGTGAACAACCGCCCCGTTTGAAAGGGAGAAGTGTGCGGAATCAGGAACGGTGAGACACCAAACGTCAGCGAGTTCTGAGACTGCGGTTACGCGCACGATATGCAGCGGCTTTACAGTTTGGGCTGCAATACTTTTGAGCGTGCCCGTTCTTTCTTTCCAGACATTGAAAAGGCTTTTGGCAGAATAGGCAAGGCTTCTCCACGCGCTTCCACTTGAGCCACGATTTTGACCGCTGTGCATTTCTGCGATGCCACAGCCTCCCCTCTTCTGATCTGTGCCACTCAGCAGCCTTTCCCAAGGCTTTGGCGCTAAGCACGCGGTTCCTATTCCCGTACTCAGAGAGATGGTGTTGAGCGGCGATGCACTCAAGGTTGCTGAGTACGTTGTTCCGTGGATTGCGGTCCCTGTGATGAATGTGGCATCCACGTGGGATAGGGCCGAACGCCCCTTCCCAAACATCTCGGTGCAGCTTCTTACCGCCTCTCGTAAGGTATGTCTCGCGCGGCCAAATACGATAGAGCCCACCATCGAAATACTGCGTAAGGGGGTCAAGGTAGATTGGATCACTGAACCCTTCGTGAGGGCTTCTGCGGATATCCACCCGCTTGCCGTCAAGAAGGTATGATCCGGCGTGCATCTCACCGTAAGCCCGTCGCTGAACTCCACCTCCACAAGTCGGGCATTTCGTCGCGTGATTCTTGGATTGGTGTACGGTTTCCAGCCACATACTGTTAAGACCTCCCCTGATTGTGGAAGGTCCATTATCTGATACGTTCCGTAACGTGTCAATACCTTTGTCTCGCCAGCGAAGCACCAATCATGGACAGGCTTATCGCCGAAGCACTGCTTGACTTCATCCCACTCCTTGTGGTAGTGCCCCGCCGCGTCAACGACCCGCTCCGCATGCTTTTCGTGCAACCACAGGGCGGGGAAGATACGGCGGACGGCGGCGATCCCGTCCTCTAACGACTGTCGCTTGACCAGCCTGAAGTACAAGCCGTAATCTCGCGCCTGCTCCTGCCGGGTGCGTCCGGTCCCGAACTCTCGCGCCTTCATGTCATGCGGGCCGATGCACGCGATTTTGCCTTCGACGTGTTCGTAGAGGTACTTTCGTTCAAGACTACGTTGTTGCAGTACACGAGCATAATGGTCCAGCCCTTTCCCGTTCGATTCATAGTAATCGACGAGATGATGTTCTCTGCCGATTCGCTGAAACCATCCGATTGCAGTAGCGTCCCCAACGCCGATATCCCACGCGGTAATGACGGGGATATGAGGATCATGCCGAAAGAGTGTGACTCGATTTTGACTCCGAGCCTCTTTGAGTAGTTCACCGTAATAGCTCCCTTGCATCGCGCCTTCAAACGAACAGAAGTACTCTTGCTGAATCAGGTCCTCATCCATGCCTGAGGCGCGTTCTTCGTCGATTAAGGCATCCGAGACAATGCGGGAGCCGTCTGCCTTGAACGTGTCCAAAACCGTCAGCTTTTGGCAGAACCAGGACGGATTCTTGCGGGCCATTTCGTAGAGCTTGTGGCCGTGGTTATGCCCCAGCGGCGTATAACAGAACTCGGCCCATCCGCCGTTCGCCGTCAGAATGGGGCGCATGTAATCCCAGGCCTTCGGGTCTTGCCGCTGGTACTCGGAGAAAATGACGCCGCGTGGGTTGGTGCCGATCCAAGACAACCGATCCGCGCCAATCACTTGGTACAAGCTGCCGTTCTGGAATTCGACCTGCATTTCCGTTTCGTTCGGCTTGCCCTTAATCAAGGCCTTCGGGATGTAATCGAGAAAGCGACGGCCCGTATTGTCCATGCCGTCCCAGAGAATCTTCCGGCCCTGCGCCAGTTCGGGAAACATGTGGTAATAGATCCCGACTTCTTCTTGTGCCGCGTCTACTGCGCCCACGGTGCTAGACAAGTCCTTGCCAGCCCGCCGATGCCACAGCTTGAGCCGCCGCTTGTAGCCACGTTTCCGCGCCTGCAAACTCGGCAGTTGGTGCGGCCAGGGGGTGAAGTCTAGAGAAATCGCTTGCATCGTTAGCCGGTCCGCCGCTTATCCGTCAGCCTCGCTTTGATCGTCACCCACCAGGGGGCGTTCTCATCCCAGGGCTGCTGGTATCCACCCCACAGCACAAGGCCGTCCGCCTCGTCCAGCGTCACGCGAACCATCGTTTCCCACATATCAAGGGGCATCGGCACATCAGAGCCGTTGGCAATGTTCCACCACACGTAGGGATAGATCGGTGATTCCGCCCGTCCATACGTGCGCCGAATGCGTTTGAGTTCGGCCAGGTTTTCGTGGATATAGGTACTGAGAAAGTCCGCCTCCATCGGGTGCGTGGTGCGCGGGTAGAACCAATAGACCGACGGAAAGTACACGTCAGTGAAGGGGGCCATGATCGCGCCGAGGTCGTTGTTTTCAGACTGCCAGGCCTTGTACTCGACCGCCCCTGGCAGCTTCTTGGCTCGCCAGTAGTCACGACGGAGCGGGTCGGTATACCAGCCGATGCGCAGGTCCGGTCTGCGTTGCTTGATCTGCTGATACAGAGTGACGTATTTCCCCGCTGTCGCCTGTCGGTCGGCCTGTGTGGCGTAGGGCCAGCTTTCATGATCCAGCATGACCAACTTGCGTGGAGCGACCACCCCAGCAGCAAAGGCGTCATACCAGGCCGTGGTCGGCATACCGAGCGGGTCATCCCACCCAGCAAAGCTGTTTCGCGCGTAGAGCGGAATCTTCCCGACACGGTACAGGGCCTCCAGATCCGGCTGTCCGGTATGCATGAGTCCACTAAAAATCGGTTTATCCATCTAGTCTCCAATCAACATCAGTAGATCGGCGAGTCGTCGCCCCATAATGTCGTACCCCTCCCCCTGCGCCGATCCAGGGTGGACGCCATCGCTGGCATTCCACGACGCTTTGAAATCTCCCGCCCCATCGTTGGCGTCAGCATACAAATCGTAGAGTGGATAGCCCAACGTCTTGATCCAGGCGTTGTAGTCGTCGATGATGGTCTGTTGCCCAGCGGAGGCTGGGTTGTAGGGCGGAATAGTCAGCAGGATCGGGCGCATCCCCGCCGCCTCCACCGCCGCAATTTGCGCGAGACGACGCGTTTGCGCAGTGGCGAACGTGTTGCCCTGCGCCACATCATTGACCCCGCCGTGCGCGATACAAAGGGTGTACGGCGAGGCTGTCGGCGTGAGGGCTTGCCGCGCCATCCCTGAGGCGATTTGATCGGTGATTTGGTCGATGCGTGCGCCCGCGACACCATAGAAATTCACGGCTATATTGCGCGGCCTCAGCCAGTTGCGTAACTTCCCGGGGAAGTCCGTTGCGTCGTTCGCGAATGAGTCGCCCAGCACTAAGACGCTGGAGCGGGTCGGGATGGCATAGACATCTCCGACCGTGGGCGTGCCCTCAAGCCCGCTTGTGACGACAGAGGACCGCGTGTAGGCGAACACTTGCTGGTCCCCAGGGCGGACATACTCATTGGGGTAGGTTTGGCCTTTCGGCACCCGCTCAACCATGACATTGCTGTACCGGATGGTCGCATCGGCGGCGTTGGTGGAATTGACACCGATCCCCAACCGAGCCTGGAT